ACTTAACAAGGGCTGTTAACCTATGCCGTTAACCGATCAGAAGCGCCGGTATGCCGAAGCGCGGATGGCCGGCGCGACAAAAAAGCAGTCTGCGATCACGGCTGGATGCCCTGAGAAGACAGCATCTCAGGCCGCCTCTCGATACGAGAAGGACCCAGACGTTATATCCTTCATGGCGCGCAAGAATAAGCTCGAAAGCGCAGCAGCCTCTGAAAAAGTTGCTACGGTTTCAGTTCCATCATCCGAAATAGATATGCAAGCGGATCCATACATTCCGCGCCAGGCGGACGATCCGATGGAGTATCTGATCCTGGTGATGAATGATATGGAGGCGGATCCTAAGCAGCGACTTGATGCCGCTAAGTCACTTCTACCCTACAAGCACCAGAAGCTGGAAGACGCGGGTAAGAAGAAGGCCGCACAAGATGCAGCACAGCAGGCCTCGACCGGACGTTTCGCGTCGGCCCCGCCGCCGCTTAGACGGGTGAAGTAAAGTGGAGTGGTCCACGGCCTGCCCTGACTGGGCCGAACGCCTGAAGTCCGGTCGGTCCATTATCCCGCCGCCAATATTTCCGCAGGAAGCGGATCGCGCCCTCGAAGTTTTCAAGGAGCTGAAAATTGTCGATGCCCCTGGCAGCCCGACGTTCGGTGAGGCATGTGCTCCCTGGGTGTTCGATTTGGTGGCGTCGATATTTGGTTCCTACGATCAGGAGACCGGCAGGCGCCTGATCACCGAGTGGTTTGTTCTTGTGCCGAAAAAGAACTCAAAATCAACGATCAGCGCGGGGATCATGATGACCGCGCTGATTCTCAACTGGCGCCAGTCGGCTGAGTTCTCGGTTCTGGCCCCGACCGTTGAGGTTGCGGGAAACGCGTTCACTCCGGCCCGGGATATGGTCAAGCGAGACGACGAGCTTTATGCGCTGATGCACGTACAGGCTCACACTAAAACCATTACGAATCGAAACAGCGACGCGACACTGAAAGTGGTGGCCGCCGACAGCAACACGGTCGGCGGCAAAAAGTCGGTCGGTGTGTTGATCGATGAGCTCTGGCTGTTCGGAAAACGCGGCGATGCGGAGGATATGCTCCGGGAGGCGACCGGCGGCTTGGCCTCAAGACCTGAGGGCTTCGTAATATACCTTACGACCCAGTCGAACGATCCGCCGGCCGGTGTGTTCAAGCAGAAGCTTGAATACGCTCGCAAGGTCCGCGACGGCGAGATTGAGGACAAACGCTTAGTCCCGATCATCTACGAGTTTCCCGAACCGATGATCAAGGCGGGGAAGCACAAAGACCCGGCCAATTTTCACTTGGTGAACCCGAATATGGGTAAATCGGTGGACCGGGAGTACCTAGAGCGGGAATTTACCAAAGCGGAAGCGGCCGGCGAGGAATCGATACGCGGTTTTCTCGCGAAGCACCTGAACGTCGAGATTGGCCTGTCACTGAAGTCGGATCGCTGGGCCGGCGCTGATCACTGGGAAGCCGCGGGCGACCCGAAGCTGACCCTCGCTGAGATCCTGTCCCGGTCTGAAGTTGCCGTTTTTGGCATCGACGGCGGTGGTCTTGATGACCTTCTCGGCCTATCGCTGGTAGGGCGAGAGCGCGACACCCGCCGCTGGCTGCATTGGTCGCATGCCTGGGCCCACAAGATTGTGTTGGAGCGACGAAAGGACATTGTGTCTCAGTTGCGCGACTTCGAGCAGGACGGCGACCTGACTATCGTCGACCGACCTGGTGACGACATCGACCAACTGGCGGACATCATCTGCCAGGTGCGCGATGCCGGCCTGCTGCCAGATCAAAAAGCCATCGGCGTGGATTCAGCAGGCATCGGAGACATCATTGATGAGCTAACCACCGATGACCGCGGCATCACCATGGACCAGATTGTGGCGGTATCTCAGGGCTGGCGACTAAACGGCGCGATCAAAACCACTGAGCGCAAGGTCGCCGGCGGTGAGCTCGTCCACGGTGCCACCCGGTTAATGGCCTGGTGCGTCGGCAACGCACGCACCGTCGCAGTCGGCAACGCAATCGCGATCAACAAGCAAGTCAGCGGATCAGCCAAGATCGACCCGCTGATGGCAACTTTCGATGCCACCACGCTGATGGCGCTGAATCCGGCACCGTCGAGGCCAAACGAATATCAGATGTTTTTCGTGTAGCTGAGGCTTCACCCCTATAACCCGCCATCGAGCGGGATTTCTCGTTACTGGAGAATCCGGAATGAATCTCGAAAAGATGGCATCCGATACAAATCGAGTATATAGCGTCATCGACATCAAGGCGGTAGATGACGAAAAGCGTGAGTTCATTGGGATTGCGTCGACCCCGTCCACGGACCGCATGAACGACATCGTTGAGCCTGACGGTGCGCAATATAAGCTGCCGATTGCATTGCTTTGGCAGCACGACCGCATGATGCCTGTTGGTACCATCATCACCGCCAAGGCGACAAATGCTGGTATCGAAGTGCACGGCAGCATCCCGAGAGTTGATACGCCGCTTGGCTTGGCCGCTCGCCTAGAAGAAGCTTGGCAGTCGCTGAAGCATAATCTGGTTCGCGGACTGTCAATCGGATTCAGACCCATCGAATACAGTTTTATGGACAATGACGGCATCCACTTCACGAAGTGGGATTGGCTGGAATTGTCCCTGGTGACAATCCCGGCAAATTCCGAGGCAACCATCACCACCATCAAGTCCCTCGACCAACAGCTGCAAGCCGCGTCAGGCAAAGCGCAGTCGAAAGTCGTTAGGCTGATCGACCCTGCCGGCGCTTCGGCAAAAACAAAGTCAATCCCCATTCCGAAGCCCCAGGAGGGCAAAAACGTGAATATTGAAGAGCAAATCAAAGGCTTCGAGGCGACTCGTCAAGCCAAGGCTGCCCGCATGACCCAGATCATGGAGAAGGCCGGCGAAGAAGGCCGCACCCTGGACGAAGCCGAGACGGATGAATACGACGGCCTCGAACAGGAGGTGAAATCCACCGACTCCCACCTGAAGCGCCTGCGCGACATGCAGAAGCTGAACGCCGAAAAGGCGCAGGAGATTGAGGACGTTTCCGGCATGCAGCAGCGCGACCGCGTCCCGCAGACTGCCAAGCTGCAGGAAAAGCTTCAGCCCGGTATCGAATTCGCCCGTTACGCCATGTGCCTCGGCGCGGCCAAGGGCGACGTGAACACGGCGAAGTCGATCGCGGAGAATCGTTTCCCGAACAGCCAGCGCATCCATGTCGCACTGAAGGCGGCGGTGGCTGCCGGCTCGACCACCGATGCTACCTGGGCGCTGCCGCTGGTGGAATACAACCAGTTTGCCGGCGACTTCATCGAGTTTCTGCGACCGCAGACCATTATCGGCAAGTTCGGGCTGAACGGCATCCCATCTCTGCGGATGATTCCGTTCAACGTCCATATCCGCGGCGCAACATCTGGTGGTACCGGCTACTGGGTTGGTCAGGGCAAGCCGAAGCCGGTCACCAAGTTCGGCTTCAACGATACCTACCATGGCTATGCCAAAGCGGCTGCTATCTCGGTATTGACGGAAGAACTTCTGCGTTTCAGCAACCCGTCTGCAGAAGCCCTTGTCAGGGACCTGCTGGCCGGCGCGATCATCGAACGGCTGGATATCGATTTTGTTGATCCGACCAAGGCGGCCGTATCCAACGAATCTCCCGCATCCGTCTCTTACGGCGTGACCCCGGTGGAATCGACCGGCAACACTGCCGACGACATCCGTGTCGATGTGGGCGCGGCAATGGCCAAATTCATCGCCGCCAACATTACGCCGGCTGCGGGTGTCTGGATCATGTCGGCTACCACGGCACTGAACTTGTCGCTAATGCGGAATGCACTGGGCCAGAAAGAGTTTCCGGACATCACAATGATGGGCGGTAGTTTTGAGGGCCTCCCGGTTATCGTGTCCGAGCACGTCCCGACCAGCTCCGCCGGTCACGTGGTTCTCCTGGCCAACGCCACGGATATCTACCTGTCCGACGATGGCAATGTGGTGCTTGATGCCAGCCGCGAGGCTTCCATCCAGATGCTGGACGACCCGACCAACGACAGT